CCATCTGCATGAGGTCTCTAGCGTCAAAATCGCTGTATGGCACGTCTTTACCGTTCTTTTTGACCATTCGCTTGTCGCAATCAATAACGAGGACATCAGACGCATTTAAGACCGTTTTCACACTAGTCTTAAGGTCACCCATCTCGATGTCGACACCTGGAACGTAGCCAGTGGACTTTACTGTAATCACAATCGGAGCTGGCTCGCTACCGAGGTAGTTAATAACCTTTGTGTCGGTCTTAGTTATTTCACCAAATGCAAGCTTGCCACCTCCTGGCGCATAATATCTTGTCCAGTGCCACATAGGTGTCACGGATGAAAAGCTTGTTGTTTCTTTGTTGTCTGCGAATAGATCTGGGTAAGGCGACATAAGACTAATTGACAAGTCAGGACTATCATATATATTTGCGCTTGGATAATTGGCAGCTACTAGCTCGCATTCTTTTGCTAAAAGCGTATTGCCTAGATATGTAACCTCAAGTTGATATGTGTAATTCGCATTGTAAAACCCGAGTACATTTCTGCGTTCCGATTCATACTTATCATCACTTGCTCTGAAAGATGCTGTGAATGTAATTAGTCTTGATTTCTTGCGTTTGCCCGTTACAATATCACCGTTTCCGTAACCCCTGGGTTCACTAAAAATCTCGATTTCAGGGAAGTCGACCCCTGTCAATGACTCTACTCCCCAATCTCCTTTTCCTAACGTGTGCCTTAACCCGTCTGACCGTATTACGTTTAGTTCAAATAGCTCAAATTTCTTGCCCACTAATGTCCTCCTAAACCTAAAATAACAGCCTCTTTGCGTATAGCTCTCGCTATGTCTGCTGGAGACTGTATTTTATCTTCGAATATTATTGTTTGCTCAATTTTTGTTGCACCTGGTACTTGTACACTTCCTGCATTAGCACTTCCATAGATAGCCTTTGGAACAATGCTCTTTTGATTACTTATAGCAGTATTGATTTTTGCAAAGTTGACATCTACATCAATACCGCCCATCGCACTATCGATGCCAGTACTTACTTTACTTCCGGCTCTAAGTGCATGCTCTATACTTCCCTCGATAGCTCTGTCAAGAAGATATGCGTTCTTGCTCACTCCGACTGCCATACCCTCAGGGAACGACTTACCGAGTCCATCTCTAAATAGCTTTGATGGAGAATTCATTCTAGCCTTTTTGCGTCCGGCTTTATCTGATTGCTCTACTACGTTTGCAACTGCATTTTTGACGGCTTGTGCTCCAGCATTTATGCCAGCAATTATGCCATCACAAAAGCTTTGACCCAAGCCACTCCAGTCGCATGAATTTCTTGCATTAACTGCAGCATTAAACGCAGTCATGACTGCATCGCCTGATGCCTTTGCAACTTTGTCTCCACCACTCTTCGTCTCGCTCTCCATACTTTTATACTTATCGCGAGCAAGCTGAAGTTCCTGTTCAGATGCATCTATTGCGTCCTGAACTTCTTGCGTATTAAAGTCCTTTTGCAATTCTTTGAGGTAAGCCAAATTATCTTCTTTGTCCTTAATCGTGGCTTTGAGGTCATCCTTTTTCATACCCTCAATTTCAGACATTTTTTTAGCATGGTCCTCAGCAATCATTGTTATTTCAGAGTAATTTCCTGCCTCAAAGTCCGCATACATTTTCTCATATGCTTTTCGTGTCGCTAGTGAGTCTTTTAGGGATTTTTCTGTCTTTGAAATCTCCTTACGTTTTTTTGACTCAAGTTGTTTTTGCTGTTCGAGCGCATCTTGAGCATCTGCCAACTCCTGTCCATATACTCCTTTGGTTTTCTTTTCAGCTTCTTTTCGCTTTTGAACAATCTCATCAAGCTCTTTCTTCTGCTGAACATACATATCTACTTCTTTTTGCTGTAGCTCTAGTGCTTTTTTATAACCTTCTTCATTCGACTTAATTATGATTTCAGCTTTCTTTTTCTCTATATAGCTATCAATTTGCCCTTTGATTTCGTCATACTTCTGTATCTCTCCATCTACCATCTGTATTTCAAGTCCAGTTGCTTCCTTTAACTGACCAACAATAAAGTTTGCACGGTCCTGGTAGCCATCTTTTACTCTACCGTTAGCGTCAACTATTGTTCCTAGTTCCTGAGCAAGTTTTTTCGTGTTATTGATCTGGATTAAGTCTTTTTCGAGTTGCTCCTCAGCGGTCTTAATTGATTCCTTATATGCGTCTCGAAGCTCATAGATTTTCTTCTTCTTTTCCTCTATGGCTTTTCTTGATTTTTCTGCTTCGCTCTCTTCTTTTTTTGATAACAGTAAAAATGCACCAGCTAACGCTCCGACCGCAGTTATTATGAGCCCCATTGGTCCGCCCAAAAATGACATCGCTGCGCTAAGTCCCTTTGTAGCAACTGCAGCAATACCTGCTGCAACTCCCTGAGCCTGTACAGCCATAGTATTTGCTATTGTTGCTGTAGTTCCGCCTGCGGTTGCTAATGCATTTCGTGTTTCTGCAGCTGCTAGCGCCTTTGCCTTAGCTGCAGCAAATGTTGTAACAGCATTGTTTGCGATTCGCGCAGCAGTAGCTCCTTTTTCACTGACCATCGATACTGCCATAGCCGTACCTAGTGCCTTTTGTGCAACGACAAACTCTTTATATAGTCGTATGATTGGTGTGAGCTTTGAGTGTATTTTGAACGCCCCAATTAATCCAGCTAGTATTGGAACTAGGCTAGATCCAGCGGATGCAACTCTAAGCAACCCATCAGCCATCTTTAGCAGAGGCTTAGCAATGGAAATAGTTACCTCTGTGAGGTTTTTAATTGTGTTTCCTAGACCTTTAGGGAGCATATCGGCGATACCACTAGCAAGCGCCATTGCCATGTCACCTGCAGCAGAAACAATTTCGTCTCGGTGAGCATATAATCCATCTACAAAAGCTTTAACAGTTTTAGCCCCGGCAGAAATGAGTTCAGGAGCGTGTTTTGCTGCAGCAGTTGCCGCATCAGCTAATACATCTCCTATTGCCTTTGCAAGCCCTTGGATACCATCTTGCTCAAATGCTTTAGACAATCCGTTTGCTGCGTCTGTTGCCGAAGTTACAATATCGCCCAAAGGGGTATCTACTGACTTGTAGAGTGATATACCTATGTCTGTTATGGTGTTCTTAAAAATTCCTAGCCTTGATTCAAGGGTCTTATATCGCTCTTCTGCTTCGTGTGTGAGCGCGGTATTTTCACTCCAGGCTTTTGTACCTATTGATAATGCTTTAGTAAATACGTCACTTGCACCTGATGCTCTTAGTAATGCATCGCGCATACGTATATCAGATAGCCCGATATCATCTAAAGTCTTAATCGCCGACCCACCATTTTTATTTATGTTGTCGAGTCCTTTAATAAAGCTTATGATTGCGCTCGCTGCATCCTCTTCAAATGCTTTTTTAAACTCATCAGCACTCATTCCTGCAACGGAAGCGAATTGCTCTAACTGCTCGCCACCCTTTTGTGTTGCAAGGTTCATCTTTGAAATTAAATTAGAAAAAGCTGTTCCTCCAGCTTCAGCTTCAATACCTACCGAAGATAGTGCTCCAGAGAACGACATGATTTGGGCTTCCGTCAAACCTACTTGGTGCCCCGCACCTGCGATTCTCATCGCCATGTCCACAATTTCTGACTCGGTTGTAGCAAGATTATTTCCAAGCGCTACGATGGTAGATCCAAGCTTATCAAAGTTATCTTGACTCATGCCAGTTATGTTTGCAAATCTAGCAAGAGCAGTAGCTGCCTCGTCAGACGTCATGTTTGTCGCATCTCCGAGCATTACCATTGTTTTCGTAAATTGCAATAAGCTCTCATTCTTGATACCCAGCTGGCCTGCTGCCTCTGCGACTGACGCAATAGCAGTCGCTGACTGAGGCATAGATTTTGCCATATCTCGTATGCCTTGCTCAAATTCAGCAAGCTCTTTGTCCGTTGCATCCACAGTCTTTTTAACACCAGCAAATGCACTTTCAAAAGCAATTCCCTGCTTAATAGCAAGCAGTCCTAATCCTCCCAAAGCAGTTGCGGTACTTGCAACAGCTTCAGTGACAACTTTAAGCCCTTTTTTTGTCGTGCCGGATAGCTCTCTTACAGCTTTATTAAATTCTCTGGAATCCAATATGGTTTCTATAGTAACCTTACCATCTGCCATGTAATCACCTGCCTTATATCATCAAGACAGGTTGACTCAGCTACTTATCTGTGCTCTCTCTGCTCTTTATCTTGCTTTCAATCAATGTTATTCTTTTACAGCGTGGGCATTTTATTTCGACTTCGCCGTCCATTAAATTAGCCCTACACAGTGTCTGCCCACATTCACTGCATTTGACTTTAATCATATTTTTTTGACAGGATCGCATCAATATCACCGCCATTTTCAAGTGCCTCTGCAAGTTCATTGCTAAGCGCTTCATCGATTTCAGACTCATGCGTAGGTAGTTTATATAGCGATTTCATCTCGCGATAAAACTTCTTCTCCTCGTCACTAAGCCTCGATATGTCCATTGTCCTATAACCAATAATCTTTCCGAACTGTGTGTTCTCGCTAAGCCCATTAAATAGGGCCTTGAAGTTCCACCAATGCATTTCTACGACAGACAAATCAATCTTGTACTGCTCCCAAAAGGCTGCGTAAACATACTCCGCATCATAAGTAAATGAATACGATTGCTTTTTCGATGATTTATTCTTACTATTTACAGGCGCTAAACTGTATGAATAAAACTCAATCATCTTTTCGATAGCTTCTTCAAGTTCTCCTTCTGCAAAGCTATGTGTATCTGCCCATGTTCCATAGTAAAGACGCACGCCCTTTTTGATTAACTCAATTTTGGATAAATCGCGGTCTGCCAGTAACTCAGTAAACTTAATAGAGGTGCGAAAGTCCCAGTTTATGGGAACCTCAACACCTCTTATAGTTACTGATTTGCTCGGTTTATTGGTTAATATGCTACACATCATTTCGCTAACTCAAGCTGCATAGCTTTGCTTGTTGCAACAAGATCTTCGTTAACAGCCTCATTAAGCTCACGCAGCTTATTCATAACTTCAAACATCATCATGACATTTCGTTTTCCACCAAAGACTCTATCTCCTTCGCCTGGTCCCCAAATACTATCAATGCAACGCTTGAGCGCGTCCATCTGATTACTGAGGACAATGTCGTCATCCTGTGAAATGTCAATTCCGTTGATTTCCTCAACAAAAGTTGCCATGTTGGACTTATATGATGTGCGAAAGTCTAGATCGTAAAAATCTGCTACGAGCTCCTGCCCATTTGCGAATGTTATTTTTGTATTAACCATTGTGTTGCTCCTTTATTAACCAGCTATCACTGTCTCAGTGAATTTTTTGTTTGATGTGTCGAATGTACCCACAACAACATCACTAACGCCCAAGAAGTTTCCTTCGCAAGTCATCTCGCCATCCTCGTTGCCAAACTTCGAAACCTCTATGGCTACCTTTATTTTTCTAGCGCTGAAAGTGGTTGCTCCGCCTCCTACTTTCTGATCAAGGTCAACTATGATGTAATCTCTTTCAACATCTGCTCCAGTCCTCTGTCTTTCACCGATTTCGCAGATGAACGCAATAGCTTTTTCACTGCGAATCTGATCAGCAGAAAACGGAGACTGCCACTCGTAACCTGAAATACCCTTTGATGTGGATTTCTGGTTAATATATCGCTTGCTTCTCACCTGTGCACTTGGCTCTTCGTTGAGTTCCCTGAACCCTGTGCCAAGTAGCTCCATAGCTGCTGTTTCACCAGTCTTTGCACAGTCTAGATAACTTGCCTGTGCAACTCTTTTTCTAACTTCTGTTAATGCCATATCTATTCTCCTTCCTGTAGGTATACAAGCCTACAATCGATTTGATACTTTGCCCTTGATTCGTCTACATCAAAAACGTAACCTGTTGTTAGGGCTTCAATTTTCACTGGGCATCTATTTGAGCCCAAGTCTATAAAGTTCTTATTTTTGCTTATCGACGCAAGCCAGCTAGCAAAAAGCTGAAAGAACCCAATGTTTTCAATGTTTTGTCTTACATCAGCCCCGTACGCCTCTCTACTCGAAAAAACGAAGACCTGTTGACGTTCGCTATCTCCATTGATATATCTCTTTAAAATAAGGTCTGCGGGCGATGACTCAACTGCATAGCAAGTAGGGTCTTCTGCAAGATAATCTATTCCTACCCCCTCAGCAAACTTATCGATATGCGGGCAAGTCTTTATAAGATTTCTTATTGCGTCCATGATTATTACATCAGCCATTATCCCCTCCTTGCTATAAACTTAACTACACTAGCTAAAAGGGCAGGTCCTCGTTGTGCAATCATTCTCCGGTCCCATCGCTTCCCCCTCATGCCTCTGCCTCTATTTTCATAGTACTGCTTTTTAGCATATATCTGAGGGTATACGATTTCATCGATACCTTCTACTGCGGTTCCCTTGAGCACACCCTCTTTTTTTGGTACATAAGGGTCTGACAAACGTCTAACCTCATGGGTAAAAAACCTTTGTGCTGCACCGTTTTGATCTAGTCCTTTTTTTCTAGCTATCTTTATTGCGTCAATGTCAACCTTCACTCTTATCGACATCTTCATCCCCATCCTCTGGAGTGAACTTACGCAGCTCTTCGACCTCTTTTTCGAGGTCATTAATATACTGTACAGGGATATAATCTCCTGCCTTCCACTCTTTTGCCATTATTCAACCTCCAATTCAAAGTGCTGTACTAACTTGCTACCATACCTATTGTCAACTACTTTCGTAATCTTCATCACATCATCAAAGTCAAGCAATAGAGCTTTAAAACCACCGCTATGAGCGTCGTTCATATCAAAATCGACAATTCCCTTAACAACAATATCTGCATTGTCTAAAGTGTAATTTGTGACCTTGTCGCTACGTTTAAATGTCTTAGGCTTGAGGTATGTTTTCTCTTCCGAGTCAACTTTTAACGGGATAAAAACTCGTGTATGATTCGTGCTTTTAACTCCCGCTGATTGCGAGATGTTTATAGCTTGTGAGTCTTGCCAGTTAACCCCTCTGAGAAATGTCCTTGCGTATTTGTACTCATCGCTATCCGCATCATAATAGCGATTAAAAAGTGTAATATCCGCATTTGTCAGCATTATTCTACCCCTCTATACATTAAGCCTGTATTCATTAGATATTTGGCTACGATGCTATGCTCTAGCGATACTTGGCTTGTTCCTGTGTTTACACCAGTTTGGATTCCTAATGAGTCAAGACCATCTGCATAGCTGACAGTATGATCTCCTACAGTTTCCGACTTTATCGCTTTACTGCCTTCATCACGTGCCTTATCTACCTCATACTCAAAGTCCATGAGCTCGACCATGCACTCTTTAACTGTTTCGGACACAGGCTCTTTGATACGTCCGAAGGTATAGTAGTTGATGGTATTTCTAGCTTGTCTTTCATACTTAATAAAACCAGTCTGGGGGATTTCTCCCCCATAAGCCTTATACTCCTCATATGTCAGATACATAGCTCTACCTACTTAGTAGCTACAAGAACCACTGCCTTTGTTACCTCTGCAGACTCAACAGTCACTGTGTCTGTCTGAGGTGCATATCCAGATGCCTTAATCTTTACTGGGTATGTTCCAGCTCTGAGATTAAACTCTGCAACACCGGCAGCATTAGTCTTTAGTCTTGAACCGTTAACCTCAACAGTTGCACCTTCGATTGCGACAGTCTTGTTCTTTACAGTGAATGTAACTTTCTGAGTTGTCACAGGTGTAGCTGGCTCAAGATAAGCAAATGGACAACCTGTTCTGTCCTCGTTCATTCTTGTAGCTGGATTTGGCATTGCCCAACCCATTCTAAATACAACTCTTAGGGCAATCATATCCTGCTGTGCGAGGTTATATACGATTTCCTTTGTCTGTGGATTCTGGATTACTCCTTCTGTTAGTAGCTTAAATGTTACATCCTGACGGATTGAGTACACAAGCTTGTTGAAATCACCAACGATCAGCTGTGCAATCTGCTTATCAAAGCTTCCATTGTCAGGGAAGTACAAAGGCGCTCCGTCAAGTCCGTATGATGTTGCACCCTGCAATGTTGACATGAAGATTGGGTGTCCATCTGTGCCCTTAAGACCTCTGAGCTTAGCCTTCATTCCTGTTGATGCTATAGCCCCAGAGTGAACATATCCATCCTCCTCGATCTTATTTAGCACACCACCCTCGTCCATGATAAGAGTGAACATGTCTTTTGAACCAGGAGCTACATTGTTACCTGACTGTCTCGCCATTGTTATAACGTCGTTCTGCCACTCTCTTGGTCTGTTAACACCGAACAGGATTGCGCTATCAACCTTCTGTCCGATTGCCTCGATTACTCTAGGCTTGATCTCACCGATGATGTCAAACTCTGCATCATCAAGCACCGCTTCAGGTATTGGAACGATGACTGCGAGCTCCCCTGCTGTAAGATACACATTATCCCACGCCATATCGCTTGTCTGCTTCATTCCTGTGTCCCCATCTACCCAATAAGCCATTGGTAGAATGTCGGTAACTCTGATTCTTGTTGTCTTTGAGCTCATGTTTGGCAGTTTCTTACCAAGACTCAAAACAACTGATTCCTTTGGTGTATCCTGAAAAATTGCTGGAGTCACCTGCTCCCTAATTAGAGCTTCAACTTTTTCTCTTGTTACTACGTTTACGTTTGCCATAATATTATTCCTTTCCTAAAAGATTTCTTATTGCTGTGTTAACTTCTTTGTTCTTATCATCAGACCCTGTTCCGCCAGTTGCTCCTGGAGTGGATCTAACGATAACTGGCTGTGTGTCATCATTAAAGAGATAATCGTTATTCTCTCTGATGGTTTTTAGCTGCTCATCAAGACCGACGATACTGTCGCCGTTAAGCTTAAGCCCTGCCTCATCAAGTAGCGCCCTTACTGCTTTACTGTTCTTTGCCCCTGCAGTTCTCAGTGCTCCGTCAAGAGCATATCCAAATTGCAGCCTTTCGATTTCGGCTTTGCTATTTGACTCTGCCTCGGCAGCTGCATCCTTGTACTTTTGCC